TAGGGGGCATCGGCATCGACGGACCCGGGGTCACCGGGGCCCCAGCCGAGCCAGCCGCGGAACGCAGAATACTGGAAATGTCGATAGGCATAGAGACCCCCTACAGGTTAGTAGGACATCTCCTTGCTGTTCTTCTCCGCCGACTTCCGAGCGCCCTTGGCCTTGACATAGCCGAGCGGATCGGGAGTGGACTTGGGGCCTTCCTGATGAACGTCCTCGCCGCCGAGGGAAGCCCCGGGCTTACGCTTGGCGTCCAGTGGACCGGCCAGCATGCTGAACTTGCCGTTTTTCGCCATTGTTATCTCCTAGCTAGGTTCTGGAACTGCGCCGCGACTTGCGGTACTTGGCCCGCGCGGTTCGCCAGTAGGCTCGACCGGCAACCCGTTCCGGGTCTCGTGCCCCAGCGGCGGCGGCGCGTTGCTTGACCCGCTGGAACGTTCTTGGTTTCATGATGGCGCCTCGTGGCTGTTCGCGGCGCCAGGCCCTAAGGCCAGAGGATGTCTTACCTGCCACGCGTGGCTTCGTCTACAGTGCGAAGGGACCGCTTGAAGAACTTGTCGGCTTCGCCGCGGGACTTGCCCTCGACGTGCATGGCGTGGATGTCCACGGAGACCTTGCGGTCTCCGACGTGGCCCTCCACGCGGTAGGTATCTCCGATTTTCTTGACCCCTGTGACTTCACTCATACGGGACCCTCACGATGCGCTTGCTGGTCACCACGATGTACGCCCCGCCGGCATCCTTCATGTCCACGACCTGCTCGTCAGGCTCGACAGCGAAGAGAACATCTACGCCACGCGAAACGACCGGGGCAACAGGCTTCCCGCCTGATACGCGCAGGGTCGCAGTAGAGTCCATTTGCGATTCGACCGCCGGCTGCTCTACCTCAGCCCGGCCTGTAGAGGCAAGCGTGCTGGTTGCAGCGACGAACCGCAGCGGGGACTCGCACGTCGGGCACACCGGCTTCTCCGCGTTGGGGGGCGGCGTACCGGCCTTGATGGGGATGAACAGTTCGGGCGTCAGCTTATCCCGGCCGACCACTAGAGGACGCACCGTGCGGTAGTAACTCGCTTCGCAGCTAGGGCAAAAAGCGTCGATATGGACCTGCTCGCCGCTCTTGACGGCCACTTACTTTTTCCTCGCCTCTCGCTCGAAGCACTCGATCAGATGCTGCTCGACAAACCACCAATATTCGTGTTCCGACATGGTGTCGCCGTACGTCTCAAGGAACTTCCGTTCGAGAGTATCCATTACGTTTTAAGCCCCATTACTTTTTCCTCTTGGATTCGAGCTTGGCCATTGCACTGAGTTGTTCAGCCTTGTCCACGCGGTCGCTGACCTTCTCCCAGTCCGGCCAGCCTAAGACTTCCAGGGCTGCCCGGCGGTCGATGAGGTTCATACGGTAGAGGGCCAGGGACAGCCGGCGGAGCATCGAGCGGGACATGACCTGGAAGCTCGCCGGGTCCACGTAGATCGAGTATCTCTCCGGGCGCTCGATGGGCTTCCAGACGACTGGCGCGAACGTCTCGCCCTCTACAGCGGGGATCACGCGCTCCACGGAATAGCCAGAGGCCATGCGGGCGAAGATCATCTCGGCGAGCCGCTGGACTACGTGGTAGAGGAACTTGGCCCGTAGCCTGGTCATGCCCTGGGACTGGGTGATCTCGGTCTCGGTCAGCTCAGGGCTAGTGTTGCCACGACCGCCCTGCCCCGTGCGGGGATCGGGGAAGCCGAGGATGCGGCGCTGCATGTCCAGCAACCGCCAGGGCGCCTGGACCATGTCCGCTGGCATCGGATTGGGGTACTTGATGTCGAAGTCCCCGTCCCGGCCGAGCTGGACGATCTGGCCTGGGATGCTAGCGAAGGTCTCCCAGTCGATACCCGTGTTGCCCTTGGCGACGACGATGCCGTTGTTCAACCGGACGGCGTTTTCGACAACCGAGCTGAGAAGCTTATCCGCGGCGAGCTGAAGCTCGCCGGTCTGCTGGGCAAAGCCAGTGCCCCAGAACCTGCCCAGCGTCGGCTCCAGTACGACCCGGAGGATGCCGAAGTCGCCCCCAGGGTTCGGGTTCGAGCCGTCAGCGAGGATCGCGCCTCCGGCCCCGACCATGTACCGCCCGCCCTGGTACTTCAGGCGGCGGACTTCCTGGAACTGCTGGTTGCCGTTCTCGTCCAGGAGCGGCTGGCCATCGGGGCCAGTCAGGGGCTCCATGGCCGTTTCGATGGCATCGTCCTTGACGTAGAACGACAGGACCCGTGCCCGAGCCTTCTTGTAGCCCGGATAGTGGCTGGTCAGCGACGACGTATCCGCCAGCGGACCTGCATAGGGATAACTGGGAGAAAGCCCCGCTGGGGCATGGGAAGCACCCGCCGGTGTTGTGTTGTACCCACTGCGGCCCTCTTTAACCGAGTATTCATCGTCAGGCTTAGCTTTCCAGGCAGTGTTTGGAAACAGCCGTTTGATCTCGGCCATGTCCAACACCGATTCTAAGCCGACAAAGAGCCACCTACGGTCATCCGGGGCATCGGGGTCGGGCAGGACCACGCGGGGGTCCAGAGCCTCTACGGCGACATCCCCGTAGCCGTAGTAGGCGTCGGGGTCCCACGACACGCGCAGGAACCCACCGCCCGAGATCATGTACCAGACGATGGCCTCGACGAGCTTCAGGTCGATCTGCTCCCGCACCCACACGGTACGCAGCGCGCGCTCGACCTGCTCGTCCCGGCCCTGTCCCGTCGGGTCCTTCATGACGTAGATGCGGAGACCTGCGTCGGACAGGTCCGACGCTTCCGACAGAATCAGGGTCCGCAGCTCGTTGGCCACGACCGGGGGTCTGTAGGATGGCATCGTGTCCGGGTAGTGCCGGCCATAATAGAGATCGAGCCAGTCCTGGAACTTGTCGAACCCGGCGATGTCTTTCTTGGCCCGGGTAGCGATGTCCGCCGCTTGCTCCATCCACTCCCAGAGTCTATTCTCGCCGGCAGACGGGTCGTAGTCGGACGGGGTCTCAGCAGTACGAACGTGGGCTTCAGCCACGGATTACCTAGCGACCCGCCACATTGGCAAGCCAGAACTCCACACCTTTGCCGAGAGGCTGGCTGAGCCAGGCAGTACGGTGCCCAATGACAAGCCAACGGATGAGGTGGACCAGCATGGCGCGGGAGTCGGGAAGACCGAGTGCAACACGCATATGCTCCAGCCGCTCACGGTCACGCACGTGCAGCTCCCGTTCCCAGTCATCGGGAATGTCGTGCGCCGCGAGCCCCCACCATTCCTGGATCGAGCGGGATAGCGCCGGCTGCGTGGGCGCGCATGAACTGCTGCCAGTGTTTTTGGCAGGCGAAGAAGGCGCGCTTGAACTCTCCACGCTCTCCACCGTGGCCCCAGCAGTCGTGCCGGTAGGGCGCGATTCCTGAATTTCGCTTAGTATCGCCGCCCGCCGCGCATCTCTGTCCGGTACCGGGCTCGACGTACTCGCACTGCCAGGCTTCGCCTGGCGTCCTTTGAGAATGGGCACGCTTTCCTCCCAGAATTCCGTACGAGGCGTTAGACACAAAAGGCATCTAGGCTCTCTCGAAGTAGCGGTGGAGCTTGGTCGTATCCGCCGCCTGAATGGCGTTGCAGTACCCGCAGTGGAACACCCATACGCCTGGCTCGTGGGTGCCGGCGACGGGTCGGTGCGGGTTCTTGAGAGAAGTCGTCAGCGGATGCCTCTCCCCCAGCGGCTGCATCTCGTGCCCGCACGGGTTGCCGGAGGGCAGGGTGTTTACGCAGAAGGGGCTCTTGTATCGTCGCGCCATCAGTGGTACTTCTCCATGCCTAGTACCTCAACCAGTTCTTGGCGGCCGTCTTGGCCCGGTCGGCTGCGACCCGGGCACTCCGTGCTCGGACTCGGGTCATGTCTTCCGCAGGCGTCAGCACGCGCAGGCCCGCCGGCAGGTCGTTCAGCTCGTAAGGATTGATAATGTGGGGCGTCGCGTCTGGGAAGTTCTCTTCCCGGGAGCGCAGGGCAATCAACAACGCGAGGACTCGGTCGTCGTGCCCCATCTCCGCCTCGTACCGCCCGGTGTCGGTGCGGGAGAAGTGGGTGATCTCGTCCAGGGTACCCCGGTCGTGGAGGATGACCAACCCGGCGTTGATCGCTCTGCGGCCGGCGTCAATCAGCAAGGGCCGGGTCTGCACGTTGGTTTCCCAGCCGTAGAGCTTCGGCGCGGTCGGGACGATGGAGTCCTGGCGCCCACGCCAAGGGTGTAGATGCGGATACTGGTAGACACGGATCAGATAGTCCTGGACCGAGCGGCCGTTGCCCTGAAGCTCGACGGCGACCAGGGCCCGGTTGTACCAGCGCCCAAGCGGAGCGAGCTGCTTGGCCATCTCCCACGGCTCGATATAACCGTGGATCGTGGCGACCTGCTCCAGCGTGCTCATGTCGAGGACCTGGCCGCAGGCATAGTCGCCGCCCCGTACGCCGGCAGCGGTATCGACGCCGATCACGTACGAGTGCCCGTCTTCAGGCTTGCGCCAGACTTTGACCCACCCCTTGGCCTTGGGGAAGAACTTCCCCTCGATCATCTCCCCGATAAGAGCCGGGTCCTGTACATTCTGTTGCTGCCGCAGGATGGCCATGCGGTCAAACGCAGGGAGCCCGCTGAAGATGAACGCCTCTTCGGGCGTGGCCGGGTAATACTGTCGGAACAGTTCGGCCGAGCCCTGGCAGCGCGTGTTGATCGTAGCCCGGCGCCAGGACAGTGTCTCACCATCGAAGCCGTACTTCTGGAACTGGCGAACCAGTTCCTTTTCTTCGTCTTCCCACTCGCTCTCGGGGACGCCAGGGGCTCGACGGTACTTCGGCATGATGAAGTACGGCACGAAGATCGGCAGCAAATCGCTCCGGCCGTCTACGGCGGCTTTCCACTCCTCGTAGAACGGTCCGCCCATGCCGGTCATACCGTTGGCCGTGCTCTCCAGGACCCAGATCGTGTCACCGACGTGGCCGGGGATGGTCTGGAAGATCCCGGACAGGACTTCCGGACGGACCCAGTAGGCCACCTCGGAGCCCAGGATGCAGGTCTGCGTCGTGCCGTGGCCCTTGCCGACGCGCCCAGCGCTCGTGACCTGGATCTTGCTCTGGCCGTCGGGGAACGGGAACTCCAGGACCTTGACCCGGGGCGGGGCAATCTTGGGCAGGGCCAGGTGTTCGTAGAACGTCAGGGTCTTGCCGAATATCTCCCTGGACGTGTCCAGCTCGTGGGCGATGACGAGGGAATTGGTATTGGCCCTCTCCAGCGTCCGGGCGAAAACCAGGCCCGACCAGAACGTCGTGGAGTAAACCTGCCGGCCCTTAAGGACGACAGCCCAGATTCTCTCGTGCCGGTCCAGCGCCGGGGCTACGTAGGACCACAGGATGTCCTGGCTTGGGCTGAAGCGCATGGGGACGATCTGGCCCGACTCGTCCCGAATAGACAGGCTCTCCAGGACGCGCCTGTAGCGCGCGGAGCGCGAAAGCATCTAGCTACGAAAGTAGCAGCCGACAGTAA